AATGCGCGGTTTGTAAAAGGCACAGCAGTCTACACCGCAGCCTTCACGCCAAGCGCCACGCCACTCACAGCAATCACCAACACCTCACTGCTGACTTGCGGCTATAACCGCTTCCGCGATGGCAGCACGAACAACTTCACCATCACCCGCAATGGCGATGTGAAGGTAACGAACTTTGCTCCGTTTGCGCCGTCTTCTGCGTATAGCACGACGACGAATGGGGGCTCTGCGTATTTTGATGGCAGCGGTGATTATCTTTCTGCACCCAGCAACGCCGCATTTGCATTTGGGACAGGTGATTTTACCCTTGAGTGCTGGGCCTATTTAGACGGAAATCCCGGTGTAATTACCGGCATTTTTGACACTCGAAACAGTTCTTCATCTTCAGGCGGAATTTTGTGTCAGATAGACCAAGACTTTAGCAACGCCTTAAGAGTTGAGATTGGTGGTTCGCAGGTTTTTCTAACATCTCAAACTGTTCCTCTTAGGCAGTGGAACCATATTGCTATTGTTCGCTCATCTGGGACCGTTAAGGCTTACCTAAACGGCTCTGCAATGACAGGCGGTTCAGCGGCAAATTCAACGAACATAACAGATACTAATATGCGTTGGGGGGGCGATAGATACGGCTATTATGTCTATGGATACATTTCTAATGCTCGTGTGGTAAACGGAACCGCCGTTTACACCGCCAACTTCACACCGCCTTCGTCACCCGTAACTGCTGTCACAAACACGCAGCTTCTCCTCAACGCCACCAACGCCGCCATCTTCGACAACTCAATGAAGAACGACCTTGAGACTGTCGGCAACGCTCAGATCAGCACGAGCGTTAAGAAGTTCGGCACGGGTTCGATATATGTCCCGAGTAGCGGCGAAGCGCTGTATATCCGTCCAAACCCATCGCTTGCTTTCGGTAACGGAGCATTCACGATGGAAGCATGGGTATATCCAACAACACTCGCAGGGGCAAACTCGATTTATGAATGCCGGGCATCAGGAAGTTCATCTAGTGGATTTTCGTTTCTCGTATCATCTGGAAACTTGGTTGTATATACCGCGGGTGCGTATTTAGCTGCGTCATCTACTGCAATTAGCGCAAACACATGGACGCATATTGCATTAGTCAGAAGCGGAATTGGATCAAATCAAACAACCTATTATATTAATGGCACGGCATCTGGCACAATTACAATGTCTGGAAACTTTACAGATGCCAACAGTATAACGACGAAAATTGGTGAGTTTTGGCCCGGCTACATCGACGACCTTCGCATCACCAAAGGCGTAGCCCGCTACACCGCTAACTTCACGCCGCCCACTGCGGCATTCCCGAATAAGTAATCGGAGGCAGAAATGATTGTCGCAATTGTTAACAACGGAACCATTGAGCAGACAGGCGATCTGTTTGTCCTGTTCCCGAATGTTTCGTTTCCCGCTTCTGGCCCTTCGGAAGAATGGATGGCTGAGAACAACCTTGTTCCAGTGACCTACTTCAAGGCGTATGACGCAGCCACACAGAAGCTGGTTTCCTGCGAAGCCTATCTGGAAGGCGGCGCTGTATACGCTGTGAACGTGGAAAGCCTTTCTGCTGACGAACTGGCCGCTAAGGATGCGTCAACGATTGCCGCCAACAAGTCAGTCCGCAACAAGAAGCTGGCCGACTGCGACTGGACGCAGCTTGCTGACGTTAACCTGACGGCTGATTGCAAGACTGCTTTCACGGAATACCGCCAAGCGTTGCGTGACGCTGATATGCTTGCGCCTGTATGGCCGGACGCTCCCGCAGAAGAATGGGTTGCCTAACAATGGATATGTCATTCGGCGTTGATACTCTTCTTACTGTCATCGCTGGCATCTTCGCCATCATTGGCGTTTGGAACCAATTGAGCAACCGACTGGCTATTCTTGAAACTAAACTGGAATACGGCGACGAGAAGTTTGGTGCTATCGACAAGAAATTCGATGAAGTCATGATGCACTTGCGCCGGATTGAAGATAAGCTGGATAACAAGGCAGATCGGTAATGGCGTTCAAACTTGGACCTCGCTCACTGATGAACTTGCGCGGCGTGCATCCTGATCTGGTGCGCGTTGTTAAGCGTGCAATCAGCATCTCTAAGGTGGATTTTACAGTTATTGAAGGTCTACGGACTATTGCTCGTCAAAAGCAATTGGTTGCTAGTGGCGCATCGAAAACCATGAATTCCCGCCACATAACAGGACACGCTATTGATATTGCGCCTTACGTTGGCGGAAAAGTGCGCTGGGACTGGCCGTTGTTTATCCCTATTGCAGAAGCGATGAAGGGAGCGGCAGAAGCTGAAAATGTTCCAATTAGGTATGGTGGAACATGGAAACTTCTGTCAGAAACTCCAGTTATCAATATGAGTGTATTACACAAAAAATTCCCAGATGGACCTCATTTTGAGTTGCCAGCAAATTTTTATCCGTAGGAGAAAGTGTGATGGTGTGGAAACAACATCCGATTTACAAAAATTATGCGGTATCTGATTGCGGAAAAGTTCGCCATATAAAATCAGATACGCCGAGAGCAATTCGGCACGATAGATATGGTTATGGTCGAGTTAACATTTTTCATAATGAAAAAACAATTACGCGGCCAGTGCATCGTCTTGTTGCGGAAACGTGGATAGACAATCCAGAAAATCTAAAAACAGTTAACCATAAAGACGGCGATAAATCGAATAATGCAGTCAGCAATTTGGAATGGATGACTGCATCAGAGAATACGAAACACGCGTTTCGGAATGGGTTTGTTAAAACGTGCCATCAAGTCGAGATTGATGGGATTGCATATTACAGCAAGCGCGAAGTTGAGCGCAAAACTGGCATAAACAGGTTCTCACTATGACATTAAAAGAACTTGAAGCCGCATTATTGGAGCGTGTCCGCGTATGGTGGCGGCCTATCGCCTGCGTCGGCATTGCTGGCGGCGTTGTTATTCACGGCATCGTGCTACCCCTGTGGCGGCAAGAGAGCCTTGATCTGATGGGCTGGGCGGCAGTTATTACAGCCTGCTCTACAGCGTTTGCGGTGAGAACTTGGGAAAAGCTAAATGCCAATGATTAATCCATTCATGGGCTATGTGGCGGCAGGCGCTCTTGTTATTGGCATCGCCGCCGGATGGAAAGTCAAAGATTGGCAGTGTGATGCTGCCTATGCGAAAGCTCTGGAAAAGGCTGAAAAGCAACGCAAAGAGCTTCAGGGGAAAATAGATGATATTTCGACTATTTACCAAATCGAGCGCGATAAAGCCGATGTGGTGGTCGCCGGAAAAACAAGCACGGTGCGAGAGATTTACAAAACGCTCCCTGCTGTTCCTGCTGATTGTGCTGTTGATGCTCGTGTTCTCGGGATGCTCGAAAGCAGTATCAGTGACACCAATTCCCGCGCCTCCGGCAAACTTGGCGAGTAACTGCTCTCCGCTTCCTTTGCCTCCTAAAAACATGACAGACCCAGACCGCGCCATCTGGGAAATTGAAATAATTGCCAAATATGGCGATTGTGCGCTACGTCACCGCCTGACGGTTGATGCTTGGAGAGAAGCTGTCCGTCAAAAGTGAATAGAGGGGGTTAGCTATGGCAGCTAAACTTTTATCCGACGAAGAGTTTATCAAGTTGTGGCAAAAGGCTGATGGAAGCCCACGCCAAGTTTCTGAAATGACAGGTATTCCGGAGCGTAGCATCTACAAGCAGCGTAAATCGCTGGCTGATAGGGGCATCGTTCTACAGACAAAGACACGCGGAAACGCTGGCAGCCGTGGCCCTTGGTCTTCAAATGACATTGGCCGCGCATATAAGAACCAGAACGAGATTTTCGTCGATACAGGGACAATTATTGTCTTCTCTGACGCTCATTGGTGGCCGAACCAATGGAAGACTGTAGCCAACGAAGCTATGCACATCCTGATTAAGGAACTGAAACCACGTGCTATCGTAGCTAATGGTGACATCTTCGACGGCGCACGGGTGTCTCGCCACGCTCCTATGGGCTGGTCTGAACTGCCAAGCGTCAAGGAAGAGCTTGAGATTTGCCAAGAGCGTATGGCTGACATTGAGATGCTTCTTCCCAAGGGCTGCGCTAAGTTTTGGAACGTTGGCAACCACGATATGCGCTTTGACCGGATGCTTGTGTCTAATGCGGCGGAATATGAAGGCATCTTGGAGCGATTAGAGAACAAGTTTGACCGCTGGGACTTCGCATGGTTGCTGATGGTTAACGACGATGTGATGATTAAGCATCGCTATCACAACGGCATTCACGCAACGTATAACAATGCCCTAAAGTCCGGCAGAACGATGGTTACAGGCCATCTTCACCGCTTGGCTGTTACACCTTGGGCTGACTATAATGGTCGTCGCTGGGGCGTTGACACAGGCACTCTATCGGACCCACATGGCCCGCAGTTTGATTACGCTGAGAACAACCCTTCTCCTCACACATCCGGATTTGCGGTCCTAACTTTCAAGGATGGGATGCTTCTTCCACCAGAGCTATGCGAGGTGCTAAATGGGAAAGCGTATTTCCGAGGCCAATGTGTATTCGACGGAGGAGATAGCGATGACCATCTCAGCAATTGAGTTTCTCGAAAAAGCCGCTGATCTCATGCTCGAACGTGGGCAGGAGTATGATGCCCCAGATGGTGAGCGCAGCATGGCGGCAACAGTTGCGGCGTTTAACGTTCTAACAGGGAATATCCTGTCCGAGCAGGAGGGATGGCTGTTTATGCTACTCTTGAAACTTGCGCGGCAGCATCAATCACCTGGCTGGCATCAGGATAGCTCTGAAGACGCAATTGCTTACGCTGCTCTGATGGCAGAGGCATGGCAAAACTCTGAAGAAGATGATATAGAGATTGTGTTTACGTTCTCTCCCGACGATTTTGATGAGTAGCTATGGCCCTTATTCCACTCTCTATACCGCCCGGAGTGTATCGTAGCGGCACTGAACTCCAGTCCGCAGGGCGCTGGTATGATGTGAACCTTGTCCGCTGGACTGAGGGTTCAATGGAGCCTGTAGGCGGTTGGGAGCGCCGTGGTTCTGGCACGCTGACAGGTAAATGTCGCGGCCTTCTTACATGGAAAACCAACAGCAACGTGCGTTTTGCGGCGCTTGGAACGTCATCTAAGCTCTATGTGATGACGCAATCTAGTGCGCTTGTGGATATTACGCCTACTGGCTTCACAGCGGGATCAGACGATGCTTCAACGGGTGCTGGCTTCGGCATTGGCAATTATAGTGCTGGCTATTACGGCACACCTCGTCCTGATAGCGGTTCTGTAACTCCTGCAACAACGTGGTCTCTGGATACATGGGGCGAATATCTCGTCGGCTGCTCGACATCTGACGGCAAGCTCTACGAATGGCAACTTGACTTCACAACGCCTACCAAGGCCGCTGCAATCACCAATGCGCCCACAAACTGCATTGGCCTACTCGTTACCGCTGAACGCTCCCTGTTCGCTCTGGGGGCTTCTGGTGATGGCCGTAAGGTAGCTTGGTCGGACCTTGAGAACAACACGATCTGGACACCGGCTTCTACGAACCTTGCTGGCAGCATCGAACTTCAGACGACAGGCCGCATCGTTACCGCCAAGCGCGTTCGTGGGCAGAACCTAATCCTGACAGACATTGATGCTCATACACTGACATATGTTGGGCAGCCTTTCGTTTATACCGCGGAAATTGCTGGCCGTGCGTGTGGTGCTGTATCGGCTAACTGCGCTGCCGTTCTAGATAACTTGTGCGTTTGGATGGGCGCTCGTGGCTTCCATATCTTTGATGGTTATGTAAAGCCGTTGCAGTGTGACGTTTACGACTACATCTTTAACAACATTAACACGAACCAAATCTCCAAGGTTTACGCTGTTAACAACGCTCAGTTTAATGAGGTGTGGTGGTTCTACCCATCCGCCAATTCAAACGAGAACGACAGCTATGTTGCATGGGATTATGTCGAAAACCACTGGACGATTGGCACGCTGGCCCGCACTGCTGGCACAGACCGAAGCGTATTCCGTAACCCAATTATGATTGGCGCGAACGGCTACATCTACGACCACGAAGTTGGTCTGAACTACGATAGCGGAACGCCTTACGCTGAGAGTGGTCCAGTGCAGATCGGGAATGGCGATAACATCATGTATGTTAACGAGATGATCCCTGACGAGCGTAATCAGGGTGGCGTTACGGCGACATTCAAAACCCGTTACTATCCTAATGGCAGTGAAGAGAGTTACGGCCCTTACAGCCTGACTAATCCGACATCTGTTCGCTTTAATGGCCGTCAGGTAAAGATGCGCGTTACAACCACAACACCAGCGACAAGCTGGCGAGTTGGCACGCAGCGTCTAAATGCTGTAGCTGGGGGCCGTAGGTGACACTGAAGCTACCGCCGCCTCCTGGCGCATATAATCCTGCATATGAGGCGCAACGTAACCGCCTT